GCCAGCAGGGTCCCGACCCCTCCATTCGCGGGCGCAAGCTCTACATTCCGCTGAACGCGTGGTTCTGCAACAACAGCCGCACCGCATTCCCGCTGGTCGCGCTGCAATACAACGAGCTGCAGATTGATGTGGTGATGCGCCCGGTGCGCGACCTGTTTGTCACGCGCGATATAACATATGCCGCAACGACGCCGGTGCAAGTTGCCCAGGCGCCCTTCATTCAGCCCAATTTCAACGAGCCGGAGTACCAATTTTACCGCTTCTTGCAACCGCCGCCCGCAGCAGACATTGCCACGGCAGACGTGTACCTGGACAAGCGCACGGACTGGAACGCCGACGTGCACCTGCTTTCCACGTATTGCTTTCTGTCGGCGGAAGAGTCGCGCGTCTTTGCATCCCAGGAACAAAAGTATTTGCTTAAGGAAGCGTATGAATGGGATTTCAAGAACATCACGGGAACCCATCGCGTCGAGCTGCAGAACACGATGGGCATGGTTGCCACGTGGATGTTCCTGTTTCAGCGCAGCGACATCAACCTGCGCAACCAGTGGAGCAATTTCACGAACTGGCCGTACACGAACGTCATCCCGGTGGATGTTGCGCCTGCATCAACCTTGCCAATAACGGATGAGAACGGATTGCTAAACCCGTGCTCTAGTTCCCCCGAATACATCGGGCCTGGCACGGAACCTGACAACGGCGGCACCCCGTCGGGGCTCTTCATAACCCAGGACTACAACGTGGAAAACCAGCGCGAGATTCTGCAGCAGCTCGGCATCCTGCTGAACGGGTCGTATCGCGAAAACGTCCTCGAATCCGGCGTGTACAACTACGTGGAAAAATACATTCGCACCACGGGTTCGGCCCCCTTTGGGCTCTACATTTACAACTTCGGCCTGGACGCAGACGTTGACACGTACCAGCCCAGCGGCGCAATCAACATGAGCAAGTTCTCCACCATTGAGCTGGAATTCACCACGTATCCACCGCCGCTGGACCCGAGCGCCAATTTTTACACGATTTGCGACCCAGCCACCGGCATCCCCATCGGCGTGAACAAGCCGCAGTGGCGCATCTACGACTACAACTACGACTTAACCGTGCTGGAGGAGAGATACAACGTGCTGACATTCATTGGCGGCAACTGTGCGCTCATGTATGCCAGATGAGCCCGATGATGAAGAGTGTGTTGCATTTAGCAAATCGAATTCACTTGTTTGAGAGAAATCCAGGCAATAATAAATATTATAATAATTTAGTACTATAATACTTTGCTTAGTTCATACCTGAACCCCCACACACAATAACCATGGGACGTCGCGAAATGAATCTTAAACACGTCAATTCTCTCAAAGGAACCGGCACCAGACCCGAAGACAAGGACACCACGTATTCCCCCACGCCGTTTGTGAATTACCTTTACACCATGGTTCAAATAATGTTCCTGTTGTTTTTGTTTTGTTTCATGACAACGAACAATTATTTGAATGCAGAGAATTTCAACGAAAACACAGATTATCCGGTCGGCGACACATTGAAAGCATTCATGAATGATAAAAACGTCGCGAACACCCGAGCCAACAAGACTCTACCCGAAAGTCCGTACTGTTGTTCTTTTGTGGAGTGCAAACAAGTTCCGCTTGCCGACTCCGAGAACGTCTCCAAGCTGAGCTGGTGGTTTCAAACCACGCAGGAATCATCGTACCGTTTCGTCGGGATGGTTCTGCATTACTATTTTAAATTTCTAAATAATAACATTTACATCCCGTACACCGGATACATCTCTTTTGCCAGATGGGTCATTTTTGGAATGTTCACCCTGCTTTCCTTCGCATTGATGCTGTGCCTTGTGTGGATCGCCTTCATTCCCGGATGGTTTGGAGGATTGTTTGCGTTCATGAAGCTGCAGACGAATGACATCAACAAATTTGGGTTGTTGTGTTTGTCCGTGTTCTTGACCATTTGTTTTGGATGGGTTTCCATCTTTCCGGTCATTTACGAATTTTTCCATTTGATGTACCTCTTTTTGGCAAAACAATTAATCCATTCGGACAAGTATGGTTCTGAATTTGCAAAACGCATGTCCAACATGGTCGTCGTGTTTGTCATTGTTGCGGTCATTGTTGCCATGGTTCAATTGCCGCCGATCAGCGCCGGAGTTATCACAGCCATCATGTTTGTGGCAATGTTGATCATGAAAAATAAAAGTTTGCATAAATCCGCATAAACGCAACGTGCCAAACAACATTAAAACCACAACCACCAACCCATCCATTGTTCGATGACGATGACGACGACGACCCCTGTGCCGTTGCCCATGGTCAGCGTGTGCACGCCCACGTTCAACCGTCGCCCCTTTGTTCAAGCCATGCTCCAGTGCTTTGACCATCAAACGTATCCGCGCGAACGCATGGAGTGGGTCATCATTGATGATGGCACCGACCCGATTGAAGACCTCGTGGCCCATCATCCATGTGTCCAATACTTCCGACTCGATGACAAGGTTTCACTCGGCAAAAAACGGAACATGATGCACAAAAAGGCGCGCGGCGACATCCTTGTTTACATGGACGACGACGACTATTACCCACCGGAGCGCGTTTCGCATGCGGTGGAGACGCTGTTGGACCACAAAACCCGGAAAACCGGAATCAAGCTGGTCGGAAGCAGCGAAATGCACATTTATTTTAAGGAGCCACAAGCGCGGATGGTGCAGTTTGGACCGTACGGCCCCAATCATGCAACCGCTGCCACGTTTGCGTTCTGGAAAGAGCTGCTGTCGGAATCCAAGCTCAAATACGACGAGAGCGCGTGCGTGGCGGAAGAGCGCGCATTTTTGCACGGGTACACGATTCCCATGGCACAGCTGGACCCCATGAAAGTCATCCTGGTGTTTTCGCACGACCACAACACGTTTGACAAGCGCATGTTGCTGGCAAACCTCCATCGAACCGACATAGACCCAAACATGCGCGTCAGTGCAAAAACACCAACCGATTTCATAAAAGAGCCGGAATTGTTGCGCTTTTACATGCACGACATTGATGCCGCATTGGTTTCGTATGAACCGGGACACCCCTCCATGAAACCAGACGTGCTTCAACAAATTCGAGAGAAAATGCAAAAACAACAACAACAGCACCAACAACAACAACAACAACAACAACAACAACAGCACCAACAACAACAACAGCACCAACAACAACAACAACAGCAACCACAACAGCAACAACAACAGCAGCAACAACAACAGCAGCAACAACAGCAGCAGCAGCAGCATGCGATTTTGAAAACAGTTATAACATTCAAAGCCCCCAATGCGGTGAGTCGCAGCATGACGGTGGAAGAGTTGATACAAACCGTCCAGGTCCAGGCCGAAAAATTGGAAAAGATGAGGGAATTGTGTAATAAAAAAATTAGGGAGAATTCGGACCTCCTTTCGACCATCAAGGACCGCGATGAAGTCATCACCGCTCATCTAGAAACCATTGAACGCCAAAGTGCAATAATTGATCACGATTGCAATTTGATTTGATTTGATTTTGGTTCCCGCTCAACATTCGTCTCCGTCCGCAACGGCATCGTCCGGCAAAACTTCGCTCGGACACGTGCACTTGTTCAAATAGCGGTGCATGCGCTGAATGTCCAGCTTTGTAATTTCAAACTCTTCAATGATTTCATTGATTTTTTTATCACAGGCATCGTCTGCGTCTTCATTCGCTCCCTTGTTTGCCTCCTTTGCCTCCTTTGCCTCATTGTTGTCATTTTTCATTGCAAACACATTTAAGAAAAATGCGAACAAATCCTTCTTGTCCATGCCAAACTTTTGACACATCATTTGAATGAACAATGTGTTGTTGTATTCGGTGCTGTATTTTGTCAACACTTTGGTAAAACGCACTTCCGCCGGGTTGAATCGCGGGCGCGTTGCAAATCGTTCGTGATACATTTTATTGGTGTAAAAGGTCTTGATGAGAGAGCTCATTTCATTGAACTGCCAAATTTGTTTCTGAAACGTGATGCGGTCAATGTAATCCGCCAGGCAAATGTTGTCCAGGGCGTCCTTGTAAAATCGAAACGCTTCCATTTGGTTCGGCTGTTTCGCCAACACGTCCACCACGTTTTCGTGCCACAACAACCCCACAATGGTGCGGTCCGTTTCATTCATCATGGCGGAATGCTCCGTCAATTTGCACGGCGAATTTATGAGTTTTTTAACAATGGTTTTGCTGTCTTCGTTGTTGGCTTTCGGTTGAAATATGGTTTGAATGAGTGCGCTGTTATAAGTGTCCGATGAATGCTTGTTGAATATGCTGCTAATTGTCTCAATTTTTCGAAGGTCGCCTTGTATGAATTGCGCCATGCTTTTGTGCAATGCCGCATTTTCAGAATTCAACGTGGATTTGATGATTGTTCCGACCTGCTCGAAGGTGGGCGTTTTAAGTTCGAACGTCATGCACACTTTCATCAACTCTCGTATTTTTTTATCCATGTGATAATTCCCAATGCATATGATCGGATTCATGGACACGTCCTCTAGCCGCTGTTTTTTCGTCTTTTTGGGGCGCATCAGCTTGATGAGCGCGTTGATGCCGCCCTTGTCGCCGTTGTTCATCCCGTCTATCTCGTCCATGACAATTGCAATGCGCTTCGGGTTTTTTTGAAACATGGACAGCACACTGTGTTCGCTCATGTTGTGATTCGTGATGAGATCAATGACCGACTTGTTGCGGATGTCGCCTGCATCATACCGAACCATGTCGTAGTTCAATGTTTTTAGCAACTGCATAACAAACTCGGTTTTTCCAACCCCGGGGTTTCCGTATATGTATATTCCGCGCTTTATCATAAAATCATGTTTTTTTGCATAAAACGTGTCCAGCGCATTCGCAATTTCTTGTGCAATCGCTTCTCTCTCCAACACCTGATTGTAATTTATCGCGGTTGCGCCTGCGCTTGGTTTAGGAGGAACTGTTTTTGTTCGTGTTTTCCCCTTCTCCGCTCCTGATTTCATATAGTCAATGATTAAGCGGGTGCAAATTAGTATTAAAATTGGGATTGTGTTTAATATTGAATTGGGGTTGAATGAATTATTGCAATGATATAAAAATAAATACATAGTATATACATTTTCATCAACTTTGATTCAATCGCACACATATACTCCCGCAAAAATGGACGCACCCGCACAAGGTTCCGCACCCTTTTTGGATTCTTTTAATTTTCAGCGCATTGTGCTGACCATTGCAATCGTCATGCTGATTGCAGCCATGATATTCATCGGATATTCTCTCTATGCTCGGTCGAGTGATGTTTCATGGCCTCCCGCAGTTCCGGCGTGCCCGGATTTTTGGACGGTGGATCCAAACGGAAACTGCATGAAGCCATCACCCGACATTCCGTGTGAATACAACGGCATACCTGCAGGAACCGAAGGCGTGCCGACATGCCCCCCCGTGAACAAATAAATGCAGTTTTTCGACATAAATAAAAATAATTATATGTGTATAATTCAATAACTTATACACACAACACACCACATTTAAACATTTAACGCATCCAACATCATGCAACACCAGCAAATTCACGGTTCAACGTATTCGTCCAAACCGACCAATGTGTCGTCGTCGGGGCGCAAGCCGGCGCATTCTAATGGTCGGATCAACATTTTAGGCCCAACCGTGGAGCAGCAGTTCGCCATGTACGACAAGATTCCGAATTCTAGCGCGTGCTCGTCGTTTCGCGACGCCATGATTGGCAACTGGGAAAACACCGCACTGAGCGACGCTTTTTTCAGCACGGGCAACATGGAAATCGTGCAGAACGCGCTGCGCAACGGCGTCCACGCCATGTCCAAGGGCGCATACTTGATCGGCCCGCAAGACTGCGACAACCTGAAAATGATCATGCGCAGCGTGTTCCTGCAGAGCTCCATGAATTTAGCAACCGACATCCCCGGTCAAATTGCCGCGCTTAACAAGATCGTGGTCGACATGTTTGTGCCAAAACTCTACAATGAAGCTCGGGCGTACATTCAATATAAGCGCGATGCCAGCACCATGTACAAACCCATCGACCGTCCCATTTACTCCGCTGAAAACGACAAGACGCTGGAACTGCAGCCGTGGTTCTAATCGGGGAACTACGTTCCCCGAACCCCTCCTTATCGGGGGAACTA